TACAGATTATTGGGTACCTTACTATGCTACTAATTAACAAGGAGAAAAATGAAAAAAGTAGCAAATGAAACTACTAAAAATCAAGAACCTAAAAAATTAACAATAGCTGAGGCTAAAGAAAATTTAAGGACACAAATTAATCAATATCAAACTATGCTTATAAAAGCACAAGGTGCTCTTGAGGTATTAGAACAATTAGAGGAAAGTTAAGATGACTGGAAATGAATTAATAGCAAACCTAGGTTTAAGGTTGGAAGACCCGGCTAAAAGTGTATTCACAGAATCAGCAATTTTAGATGCTTTAAATTTAGCACAAAAAACTGTATGTAATATGGTAGATAATGCATATTTGGTTGAACTGCAATCTATTGCAGAAAACAAAACAGTAACCTCTGGAGTATGCTCTTTTGATACAGCATTTGGCACAAATGTAAATCCATTAAGAAATGGCATTACTGGTGTGTATGATGAGGATAATAATCTGTGGTGCACAATGATAGAAGCGAAGGATGCAAAACGACTTGAAAATTCTTATTTAAGTGGTTCAGCCTCAAATGCAGTCGCATATGTTTTTGCAGACAATATATATGTGAAACCCATAAGCGTATCAACTATTGATGTTTATTACCTAAAGGTGCCAACCGATCTTCAAGCAAATACAACCGAATGTGAATTAAATATAGCACTACAAGGATTGGTTTTAGATTTCGCAGAGGCACAGTTATGGCGTATGGATGCTAAATCAGACCGAGCTAATCTTGCATATAATAATGCAATTACAATGGTAAAAACACTAAACGATAGGTATCAAGTTGAAAAGCCTCAAGGCATTGGCACGGAAGGTAGATAGTGATAAAGCAAATTCCTTTAGATGGTGGATTAATCACTCAGATTGACGGTGAAGAAGTAGGCTTAAATGCTTGTACTGAACTTATAAATGCTGAATTTGACAAGCCCGGAATAATATATAAGCGTAAAGGAACTGGAGCTGAGGTTACTACTGGTAAAACTTTTATATCTATATTAAGATGGGTAAATCCATACTTTACAAATGGTATTACGTGGATAGGTTTAGATAGTAATGGTGAGGTATGGTATAGTGCCGGAACATCAGCAGACTTAACATCTTGGACATCACTCACTGATCTAAATGTTGCAAATACACGTATCTATAATCACGGTTCATTTTTAAGGGTTGCTGGTGGAACTACTGTACAGCCTAAAATTATTCAAGATATCGATAGGGACTTTTTTTACACAAATGAGACCACATCCTTATTTAGCTTTGACAATATCCATATTGGAAATCCTCCAAAGTATCCCTTTACCTTCACTATATCTGCCGATGAAACGTACACAAAAGTAAATCAAAATGGAGGAGGAGAGTTACCGTTTAGCTCTGATGCAAAATTCTGCTTTTATAAGTTTACTGCTGTTTTTGATGGGAATCAAGAATTGCCATTTAAGGATGAGCATATAGCATTTTCTGTATCTGCCCATACTCCAAATACAAATGTTCAGATTCGATTAAAATTTGATGAAGATGATTGGGATCCACGTATTACATCTATTAATATGTACAGAGCGATTACAGACTCTCAAGTTCCGGATGATTCTCTTTATCAGAAGATTAATACTTTTGAAACAACCTTATCTACTGCAACAGATTGGATAAACGGTACCGGAGAGACTGGTAAGCAAGTGTTTAGTGGTAATTCAGCTATAGAGTCTGATGTAACAACCAGTCATAAACTTTATTGGGCATCAGCAGTAGCTGGTTTATCTGATACCACACCACTATATACTGGGTCTGGAGGAAGTAAGCATACCATATCTGAGGTTCACACAAATCACTTATATATTGGAAATGATTTTGATGGCTCTAATGATTATTGGGGAACCACTAAATATTGGGACATAGTTGATGAAGGTTTGTTAGTTGTGAATGGTGATTTTGAATCAGATACTTCTGGGTGGGATTTTGGGGCTGGTACTGAAAGCTCTTCTTCTGCGAGTGCTAAAGCTGGATCTAAATCTTTACTTATTACAAACACCATAACTACGGGCAGTTATTTACAAAGTGCATCAGAAATCACAGCAACAGTTGGCAAGAAATATAAAGTATCGTGTTGGGCATCATATAATAAAGGATCTGGAAGTGGGGTTACTTTAGCCAGTTTTTTAGATATGACATTACAAGTGTATATGGGTGGATCTTATACAGATTTAGAAACAATACGGTGTAATACTGGAGCCGGTTTCCAACAACTTTCGGGGACATTTACGGCAACGGGTAATTTTAAAATAAAGATTAAAGTAAGTGTAACGGGTTCTGGATTGGCTACTTGTGCATCAGATTCTGTACTCTATGTGGATGCTATAGAGTGTAATAAGGTTCTACAAAGTGGAACTACTGTATACACTGGTGACAATGTGTTTGCTTTAAATGATTCTGGTGTAGATGTAGGTGCTGGAATAAATAAAGTTGCTACGGTAGGGGGTACTGATTATATTGTTCTTGATAACATAATAGACGTATTTAAAGTAACTGGAACTCCATTTACTTCACCATCTTCAGCTATCACGATAACTTCTGCTGGAGATCAGTGGAGTGCAGATACCGGGAATGTGGTCTATCTTGATACTTATGATACGGGAAGTCCGGCTGGAGCATATCATCCATTGGCTGGGGTTAGCTGTGTGGAGACAAATTATAAATACTCTACCATTACAGATGGAAGACATTTTGTTGCTGGTGTAAGGCTGGATCCAAGGGCAACTACTGGATCCTTTGAGGACCGTGATAATTGGGTAATTTTTTCCGAGTTAAATCAGTATGACATTCTTCCAATTTCCAATTACATACAATTAAGAGATTTACAAGGTGGTGCGATAACTGGTCTATCTTCGCTTATGGGAGATCTGGTTGTTTTTATGGAGCGTGGTATATATAGAGTATCAGTTCCTTCAAGTGATCCTAAAGCGTGGACATTAAGCGAATCAGAAGAAAATATTGGATGTATTTCTGACACTAGCATATCAGCCTATAATAGTGGGCTATTTTTCTATGGTAAAGATCATATGTATTATTTAGATGCAAACTTTCAAGCTACACCGGTCACCTCAACAATTAAAGATACATTTCAATCATTAGTAACCAGTGCTGGAAGAACATTCTATGATGTTAAAAAGAACAGACTATTATGTAGATTTGGAGCATCAAACTCCACAATCTATAGCTTAGATTTATCCTCATTTCCAAAAGAGCGTTGGACTAAAGTGACAACTGGTTTAGGCGATATGGATATATTTACTTTAAGTGAAGATCTTCTGCTTTATTCATATGATGAGACAACTGGAAAGATTAAACCACACAGCGATGCGAAGACCGAATCAACTTCATTTAAAAGAACCACTGGCTGGATCTCTCAATCAAACCTAGACAGAAGTGGTGTACTAAGAAGATTAAATCTAAAGTATAAATCTGCCGATGATATAACAGCTAAATGTTATATAGATGGCGATGCAACTACAGTGGTTAAAACTATAACAATACCAGCAGACACATCTGGAGCAGATTGGTATAAGTGTAAACCAAATGTTAGGTGTAGAAGTTATATGATTGAGCTATCTACTCCATCATCTACTAACGATGTGGAGATTAGAAGATTAGAGGTAGAGTTTGAGTAAGGTTGGAATTAAATCAAGCGACAAGGTAATTAATAAAGGGATTATAAGATTACAGCAACTTATAGACGATTTAAGGCGTGAGCTTAACTCATTAAAAACAAGAGTTAAAAATTTAGAGGATGCATAGATGACATTTGACAAACTAGCAGATAGGTGTTTATTGTTTATTGAAGAACGTAAGCAAATGATAATTGAATTACTGAAAGAAGCAGAATTAGAGATGACTCGAAAAGTAAATATATATGAAGATACTAGAAACTATGTATGCTCTGGGGAAAGCTCTTATGGTTTACCTTCTAATTTTAAGCAAATAATTCTATTGCAACACGATGGAGAAAAGTTATTTCCAACCTCTGAAAGTGAGGTAGCCTTTAACACCGATAATGACGTTGACTCTGGTATTCCAACAACATTTTATTTAAGAAATAATAGCATCTTTCTTGACACAAAGCCCGGATCTGGAAAAATAATGTTAAGCTACTATGGGACGGTTGATGGGCTACAAGACTTATCGTCTGACCCATCCCCAATAATCCCATCATTATATCATAGAGATTTGTGCGACTATGCTAT